CATGGATACAGCCGGAGAATTTGCAGGTGAAGGAGCCGTTAAAGGCCCCGGCACAGGCACATCAGATTCGATACCCGCAAGGTTGTCGGATGGTGAATTTGTTTTCACCAGAAAAGCAACCGACCAGCTAGGCACAGAAAAGCTTCAGACTATGATGGATGATGCAGAACGTGCTTACGATGGCGGTTTAATGAAAAAGTACGGAGGCGGAAGCGTAATGCCTAACTTGATGGATATGGAAGACCCCGATTTAGGAGTCCATAACCAGATGCTTAGTTCTAACGCAATGCCAAGCGTACGCAAACGATAAGGCCACCTGTTAGCGCAGCCCCTTATCACTTTTAATTTTAACCTAGAGGCCACCTTGTAGTATCAAGCCCCGAATGTCTAGCTAACATCTCGGCTACCTTGAAAAGACGACAAGCCCCAAAAGGAGTGTGACATGAGCGAAGTACAAGAAATACAAGAAGAAGAAGTAGCAAACCTATACAACATGAGAAAAGACTATGGCAACGAACCAGATGCCCCTTTTCAAAATGCTGATGGTCTTTACCACGAACCTAGTCAGGCCACCCGAAAGGCCCCTGATGAAGAAAGTGCTAACTACAAAAAGCGATACGATGACCTAAAGAAACACTACGACTCTAAGATTAATGAGTTCAAGCAGAAAGAACAAGAACTACAAGCAGAAGCTCGAATGACACAGCAAGTTGAACAGGCCGTACGTCACGAGGATAACACTGAAGCAGAACTTGAAAACGAGTATGTTGAACAAGAAGCTGAGGCACTAGAACCGGCACGAACATATACACTAGACGAACGTGAAGCAAGGATTGAGCGAAGAGAAGCAGAGCAAACGCTTGCTTCAGCGCATCCAGACTTTGCAGACATTCGCCAAAGTGAAGAGTTCCACGGTTGGGCCAAAGCACAGCCAGAAGCAATTCAAGACTGGGTGTATAATAATCCAGATAATGTAGGTTTAGCGGTCAAAGCTATCGACTTATATAAGTTAGAGAATGGTTTACAAACTTCTCAAGGTACTGTAGCGAAGTCACAAACTTCGACCACAGCCTCAGCAGCGGATATGGTTTCAACCAAAACAACATCCATTGATGCTAAAGAAGCAAAAGTGTGGTCACAAAGGGAGATTGCTGCCCTGTCTATGGCCCAGTACGATAAATATGAAAAAGAAATCGACGAAGCCATTATGGAAGGCAGAGTAGTAGCTTAACAACAATTGTCTTTAATTTAAGGAAACATAATCATGGCTCAATTTTTTCAAACAGGTTCTAACGGTTCTGCAACAAGTAACTTTGACGCAGGTACTGCTGGACAAACCAATAGCTTCTTCCTACCCGCAATTTATTCCAAGAAGGTTCTTAACTTCTTCCGTAAAGCGTCGGTAGCCGAAGCAATCACTAACACCGATTATGCCGGTGAAATTTCAGCATTTGGCGATTCTGTAAAAATTATCAAAGAACCAGTAATCGCTGTTAGCCCTTACACTCGTGGTAAGACTGACACCGCTGCTACTTTGCTGACTGACTCAGAAGTTACTCTTGTAGTTGATACTGCCAACGCCTTTAAGTTCAAAGTAGATGACATCGAAACTTCTATGTCTCACGTAAACTTTAAGGAAGCTGCTGCTTCATCTGCTGCTTACGCTCTGCGTGACGCATTTGACGTTGCTGTACTGGCTGCTATTAAAGCTGGTGTATCAGCTTCTGGCCCAGACATGCAAATCGGTTCTGACGCTACCGCTACTGCTGCAAGTTTGGACGCAGCTACTGGCTCTGTCCTGCTTAATGGTTCTGGTTCTACTGACCCTCTCGACCTGCTGGCTCGTATGGCTAAGCTTCTGGACGAGCAAAACGTTCCTGAAGAAGGTCGTTGGATAGTAGCTGGCCCTGCTTTTTACGAGCAGCTCAGCCAGTCTGGTTCTAAGCTGTTGTCTGTAGACTTCAATGCTGGCACAGGCTCCATCCGTAACGGTCTCGTTACTTCTGGTAAGCTGCGTGGCTTTAGCATGTACAAGTCTAACAACATGCCTAGCACCACTGCTTCCGGTGTTGTTCTTGGCGGTCACATGTCTGCGGTATGTACTGCACAGACTATTACCAGCACTGAGGTCATCCGTGACCCAGATAGCTTCGGTGACATCTGTCGTGGTTTGCACGTATTCGGCGTTAAGGTTCTTCGACCTGAAGCTGTTGTAGGTGCTTTCATTAAGATTGCATAAGCTGTAACAATTAAGTGCGGGGGCTGTAAAAGGCCCCCAATCTTTTAACAAATTTAAAGGCTAAATAACCTATGGCAACAACCTACCTAGACTTAACCAATGAGCTTCTCCGAGAGCTAAACGAAGTACCTCTTGAATCAGGTAACTTTTCTACAGCTATCGGTGTACAGGCGCACGTTAAAGATTCTCTAAATAAAGCGTACTTTGATATTATCAACCAAGAACCTCAATGGCCTTTTCTAACTGCTGGCGAAAGTGGTGAAGTTGACCCCATGTATGGTAATGTATATGTAGAGACCGTTGCAGGACAGCGTTATTATGAGCTAAAAGCTTCTAGTGATTCCATCAAAGATGATTACGGTTCAGTTGACTGGGATAACTTCTATATCACTACAGTAGACGTAGCAGGCGAAACTGCACCCTATGTAGGTAACAACTTACGATTTACAACCACCCAAGAGTGGAAAAGCTTTCGTCGCATCGGAGAAAACTTAGACGATGCAGACACACAATCATACGGCGAACCAGACCGAGTTATACGTAGCCCAGACGCACGTAAGTTCGGCCTAAGCCCAATCCCAGATAAAGTATACCGTGTATGGTTCTATGCTTACAACCTCCCTACAAAGCTTGTAAGCTTCGGTGACGAGATTGTATTCCCAGAGATGTACTCTGTTGTATTACTAGCTCGTGCTCGATACTACATCTGGCAGTTTAAAGACAATCCACAAGCAGCAGCATTCGCACTAGATGATTACAAGAAAGGACTCGACAGTATGCGCTCTAATCTTATTGAGCCTACTCCCTTCTATATGACTGACGACAGAATGAGATTCGTATAATATGGCAGCTTCCCAACCGTATGGTTTTTCGTGCAAAGGTGGTCTTAATACCAACCTTAGTCAGCTTGAACTGCTCCAACAGCCCGGAGCTGCTACAGAGTTAATTAACTTTGAAGTAGACCCCGACGGCGGCTATCGACGTATCAATGGGTTTCTTGTCGCAGGTGTCTCTAAGCCTAATGGTAATAACACTATCTTAGGCATGGTAGCTTATGCAGGAGGGCTATTAGTCTGTAGTGGAACAGGGATTTTTTGGACTCCTGATTTTGTTGCTTGGCTACAGATTAACAGAGGAGTTATTAGCGGAGGAGCAAAAACTTATGCTGAATTTACTGCCCAATCAGTAGATGCACGTACAGCCCAAGGTCAATGCTCTATTTCAATATATGAAGGAAACTTATCTCCTTACGGCGAAGTAGTTATTTGTGACGGTGTTAATGCTCCTTTTTACTTCTATACTACAGGCACAGACGCAATCAATGACGCTACTCGTAGATATGTTTCAGGCCCTTTAGTAGACCATTCTCATCAAACTCTTGTCGCATCCTCAACATCTACAATCCACGGACAACAGTTAGTAGTAGGGGGAACAGCTTTAGACCCGAATGAAATATACACTAGCACCCTAAATGACGTACCTAATTTTTCAGGCACAGGCTCAAACGCAATAAGACTGGCTGATAGAGTTGTAGGACTAAAAAGTTTTCGTGGTGACTTAATTGTATTCTGCAAGAATAGTATTTACAAAGTAGTTAATTTAGAATCTGCTGACGCTACTACAGCCGTGGTTCCTATTACAAAAAATATAGGTTGCGTAGACCAGTTCAGTATTCAAGAAATTGGCGGCGACTTAGTATTTTTAGCTCCCGACGGAATCCGAACATTAGCAGGTACGTCTCGAATTGATGACGTTGAGCTTACGTCAGTAAGTAGAAATATCCAAAATATTATCTCAAGAATTACACGCTCTACTGTTCCATATACTATTTCAAGTTTAGTTTTACGTAACAAATCTCAGTATCGTTTATTCTATAATAAAGCAGGCCAAGCGCCAGCAATAACTAGAGGAATTATTGGAACATTTACAGGGCAAGGTTACGAGTGGTCTGAAACCTGCGGTATTGAATCTGTTGCATCAACTTCAGAACTTTTAAGCACTGGAGGAGGAGAAGCTGCTTATCACGGTGATAGGCTCGGACAAGTCTATATCCACGATTCAGGAAATAAGTTTGTTCATTCTGGAACAGACACTAATATTAAAGCAGAGTATCAGTCACCTTCTTTAGACTTTGGTGATATGGGTACACGTAAAACTATTCAGTACGTTAAAATCTCAGCGACTCCCGACGACAACAATATTACAGTTGCAGCAGAGCCTAAGCTTAGTGTTGCTTTTGATTTTGAAGACACTAATATTCAGCAGCCTCCAACTTATACACTACCCTCTATTTATCCAGTTGCAGAGTTTGGAGTAAGTAGATTTAGCAACGACACTTTTACATCTTATTTTGGAGCATCAGACAACCCCCTTATACGCCAGCCGGTTCAGGGGAGCTGTTACTCTAGTGCTTATAAAATAAGTAGCGAAGACCAACTTTCACCATATACCATTAACGGTTTATATATTAATTACGTTCCCGCAGGCAGGAGATAACTAGATGGCAGGCACAAGCTATACACGACAAAGTACACTTTCAGATGGTAACATCATTACTGCGGCTCTTTTTAACAATGAGTTTAATCAACTGCTAAATGCTTTTGTATACGCAAGCAGCGGCACTACAGGTCACTCGCATGACGGCAGTGCTGGTCAAGGCGCAGCAATTTCTAAGATTGGCGACCAAGACTTTAAAAATAAAATTGAAGTAAACGCTTCTATTAATCGTTGGGACTTTTACGTGGAGAACTCATCTGGAGTTTCTACGTTGACTATGAGATTAACTCCATCAACCCTTTCAGGGTCGGCTAACAACACTCTTAGTATAGGTGCGCCATCCGTTAAGATGTCAAATGTTTACTCCGTAAACGGAGACTTTGAAACTTTAAATATTTCAGACGACACAACATTTGTGGGTACTACAGCAGCTAATAAAATTACTTTTGACAAAAGTTTAAACGCACTTCATTTTGCTGATAGCATGGCTCTTGCGTTTGGTCAATTGAGCGCATCACCCGGAGACCTGCGTATTTATCACGATGGAAGTAATAGCTACATTAAAGAACTGGGTTCTGGTAATCTATTTATTCAGGGCGACGCTAACGTTAATATTGGCAGCAATAACGCCTCAGCGTCTTTACAGGTAAGTTCTACTGGAACAGAATTTAGAGGAACTAATTCACTTGTTGCTACGCTAACGACTACGGGCATGAAGTTTGAAGATGGTAAGATTATTTCGGTTGGTGATGCTGACGACTTAAAAATCTATCACGACGGTAACAACTCTTACATTAAAGATACAGGTACAGGCAATCTAAACATTACTGCAAGCACCGATGTGTTTGTGGGAACCGATAACAGCACAATGGCTAACTTTGATTCTACCGGCCCTGTAGACTTGTATTACAACAACAGCAAAATGTTTGAGACTACTAGCGCAGGCGCATCTATTACTGGTACGGCAACAGCCTCAACAGGTTTGACTGTTGGTGACGCTACTTCAAGCTTGCAGCTAACCCATGATGGTAACAACAGCTACATTAAACATGTACATTCCGCAGGAACTTTACGTCTTCCTACTCGTTCATTTGCTGTTCGAAACGCTGCTGACAACAAGACTTTAATTAGGGCTGTAGAAGGCGATACAGCAGAGCTATATCACGACGGACAAAAGAAAATAGAGACGACTGATACAGGCACTCTGACAACAGGCGTTCATGTCGCGTCAGCCAAAGTTGGCATAGGTTTAAAAGACTATGGCGACGGTAATGGTAATGTTCCTTTATTACCTCTAAAACCTTTTCACGTTTATAGCGCCACTACAGATGTAACTGCTCGCCTTGAATCAGGAGATATAGGAGCAGGCTTAGAGCTTATTGATAATACTACTACAGCCGTAATCCGAGCAGACAATGGTGTTCTTAAACTAAGCTCAGATAGTGCTAATGCAGCAGCAGGCTCTCATATTGAACTCCATGTAGACGGTTCTTTAGCAGCTGAAGTCCTCCCAACAGGTTTAGATGTTACTGGTACGATAAATGCTACTACTGCTATTGATACCCCTAGTATCGAAGTTACAACACTTAAAGCTCGTGACGGCTCAGCCGCAGGTTCTATTGCAGACTCTACAGGTATTGTAACTATTGATAGCGGACTTGCGTTACCAACTGATAAGATTATCAAGCTTGGCGATACCGGCGCTATGGAGATTTTCCATAACGGTACAAACAGTGTTATCAGAGAGCAAGGCCCCGGAGCTTTAAGTTTACGAGGAAACGAAGTAACTATTAAAAACTTTGGTGGAACTAAAACTCTTGCATTCTTTACACAAGACTTAGGCGTAGAGCTTTACTACAACAACATTAAAACTTTAGAAACTGTTGACGGCGGCGCTGCCGTTACTGGAACTCTTTCTGCTGGCATAACTACTATTGCAGGTGCAGGCTCTGCCAGTACAGACCCAACTCTTATTGTAGACCGAACCGGAACTGCTGATGGCGCTATCCTGAGTTTAAAGGCTGGTGGTGTTACTAACGCAAACTTCTTTTCTACAGGCGGTAACAGGGCAATCCTTTGTGACAGTACTAATAATGGTATTAAGTTTACCCCTTCGTCTATACATCCTAGGACTTCTACTAACGGCGCTTTAAATAACACTATAGATTTAGGTCTGTCTAGTTCTAAGTTTAGAAACGTTTATGCAAATGGAATAATCTTTGACGCTGTTGCAGGTAACGCAAGCAGCAATACCCTTGATGACTACGAAGAAGGAACTTGGACACCGGCATATACGGCAGTTACTGCTGCACCTGACGTTTCGTACCAAAATACTGGTGGATACTATACAAAAGTAGGTCGTTTAGTAACGCTTACTGGTCGTATTAGAACAGCTTCTGTAGATAACTCGCCCGGCGGTACAGACGCAGCCGGTGGCCTTAGGATTACAGGGCTTCCGTTTGTAGTTTCTAGTGATGTTGATGAGTTACAAAACGGCACTTTACATTGTGGGCAAATTAAAACTTTTACGTCAGGAAGATTCCCGGCGGGTGGCTATGCAGTTCGAGGTAGCTCAGAATTTGCACTTACACGACGAGGAAGCTCATCAGGTAACATGGTAAACCTAGATGCTTATAATGCAGGCGGCTCAAACTTTACACTAATTACCGCAAGTGCTTCAAACGAAATAGTCTTTTCAGCAGTATACTACACAGACGCTTAATTATACTTAGTGGATTCTAAGTACAGACAGGAGATAAAAATGAGTTTAATAAAAGAAACAATCGAAGATAAAATTGAAGTAGTAGGCCCTTACAAAGCTGTACAGGTACGTACTGCAACTGTAATTAAAGAAGACGGTGTAGAACTTAACCGTTCTTTTAGTCGCAAAGTAATTTCAGCGGGTGACGACTACAGCAGCGAGTCAACTGAAGTACAGGGCATCTGTGCAACAGTACATACAAGCGAAGTAGTTGCAGCTTACGCAGCTTACCAACTAGCCCAAGAATCAGAAGACTAAGGAGTAATCCATGACCGTTGAAGAAGGCAAAGAAGTAGTAGACATTGCAGCAGCATCCACAGGTGTTATGGCCTTAGCAACTTGGCTGCCGCCTATTGCTTCTGTCTTCACTATTGTATGGTTAGGTATTAGGATTTTTGAGTCAGAGACAGTACAGGGATTATTAAATAAGGAGAAATAATTGCAATTTTATATTTTGACATCGACGGATTATGGTGCACTTGTAAGACATTTTGACGCTGACCACAGTAATATTCAACCAGAAGATGCTGTGGTAGTTATAAACAGTTTAGATGAAAACTATATCGAAGCAGCTAAAAAGTTTTGCATAGAAAATAAAATTGAATATTATATTACAGAAAGCAACGGAACGCCGTCAAAAGGAAAAAACTCTGTACTAGATATTTTTGAAGAGTCTAAAAACGATTACTGCGTAATGATAGACGGCGACGATGTTTTAACTCCCCACGGCGTGTGGATGTATAAGCAACTGGCTAAATCAAAAACTCCTCCAGACGCAGTATGCTTGATAAATCAAAACTCTTTAAGAGTTATAGATGACAAAGTTGAAGCTATAAATCCTTTTACTGTAAGTTACTCTACGTTGTTAAGGTCTGATTACTATACAATGTTTAGAGAAGAAGTAGGATTAAGCCAAGAGAAGTCTATGTACTTCCAAGACTTACACTATAAGTTTTATACCCAACATCAAAAGTATTCGCAGGGTCGTGAAATGCACTGTCGTGTAACATGGCTCAGCAGGAAAGCAGCTAAGTTCAGATTCAACGAAGAGTTAATTATCGGTGAAGATACTTTACAAATGTTTAAGTTAAAAAACGAAGCAGTGCTTGGTAACTTAACTTTTTATTCTACAGACGAAAAACCTGCAACTTACTTGTACGACGAAAGAACCGCAGGGACTGTAATGGTAGAATCTCAGTTTGGTACTGATTATGAGTGGATGGACGCTTACTTAGTTGAGTTAGAAAAAATGGAAGAAGCTGGAGAGCTGCACGAAAACGTTAAGCTCCCGCAGCTCAGGATAGATTATCCAATTAATTACGTAGGAGAAGACTACAACTTAACTACTCCTTATGTACATAAAGTAAAAACGGTAGCTGTTAAGCTTCCTAGAAACGCTAAGAAAAGTGCTGTACAAAGAAACTATAAATTTTTAAAAACAATACAAAGCTCCACAGCAAAGGAACACATAAATGTCTAAATCAACTAGAGCCTCTAAAGCTTTAAAAAAATTACAAGCTAAACGTCTTAAACTTAATTCTGGCGGATACAGTGGTGTCGGTGGTGGTGGCGGCGCTCCTGTAAATGAAGTCATTGTAACAGGAAGCAGAGGTGGCTCCGGTGGTGGTGTAGATATGAGTGGCTACGAGCCTAGAGGCCCTTCGAGAGGCACTTCGGGTGGCCCCGGCCCTAAAGCTCCTTCAGGCGCAGGTAATTCTGGCGGGAAGAAAACTAAGTCAAAAAAGACAGAGAAGAAAAAGAAAAAAGAAAAAGAAGAACAAGAAGAGTTAGACGAAAAGCTAGGTAAGCCTAACGCTAATGACTACCCGGGTGGCAAAACAAGTAAAGCCTATAAAGACGATTTAGCTGCATGGGAAGAAGAAAACACTCCTAAAGATGCTGTGCTTGTAAGCGAAGGTAAAGATGGTTCAGCTCCTGTATATGAGTCGCAGCCTTTAGAACCTTTAGCTCCCTCAGAGCAAGAAACTCAACCTGAAGCTGAAGGCGCTGACGCAGGAAAAGAAACTGGCAAAAGCACAGGAAACGCTGACGCTCGTTTTGGCGACAACAACAAGTCAGTGTATGAGCAGAAGCCTCTTCCACAAAAAGGCGCACGTAAAGACAGTGACGTAGATGCCGGGCCTTCAGGAGACCCTGACTGGAGACCTTCTGGCCCCGGTGCTGTAGGTCAAGACGGTTCTACGCAGGCTGAATATGACGAAAACATGGACATGTCTGTTGAAGGCGAAGGCACGTTTGCAAAGCTTTGGTCAGGCATTAAAGACATAGCAATGATGTCTCCTACTATTAGAGTGGGGGCTTCTATTGTTGACGGCACTCTCTTTAATGACATAGGTGAGTTTATTGGCTCGTGGGATGAAAACCCTTGGAACCCTGCAAACTGGGAAAGCGGAGACCCACCGGAGTGGACAGTTAATCTGCCAGATGGCTCTGAAATTTTAAGTGGCGGTGGCTATAGTAATATGGGCGGAACACAAGGTAGAGGCGGCCCCGGTGGAACGCCTAATTCTACGGCAGGTCAATCTCCTGCCGGAAGCGCAATAACAAAGGTAAATAGTGTGGCAAATAATCAAGAAGAAAGTACAGGTTACGGTCGTTCAACTCAAACTGGTTCTGTAGATGGCGACAGAAACGTGGGCGAAGGGTCGGTTGATGTTGTAGGCAAGGGCAAATCTGGCGAACCTCTTGTAAAAGTAACTGGGCCGGGCTACAATACTCCAGAAGTTGAAGTAGAAACAAGTGGAGCTAGTGATATTATTCCAGATGCTCCAGACCCTAATACATATAGAGGCGGTCAAACAAGTACAGACTATCTTAAAGATAAGTATGAGTGGGATGAAGAGTTTGGTGATGCAGCAGAAAGACAAGCGCTTACTACAACTTCAGAAGAAGAGACTCAAACTCTTGACGATGCTTCAGTGCTTACAGCAGAAAGTGTTGTAGCTGACGAAGTCATAGCAGAACAGCAAAAAGAAGTAGACGAAGTTGACGCTATTACAGATAACACAGCCGCTAAAGTAAACGCCAAAACAGTAGGCACACCAGACGCTGTTGTAGGAGCTGAAGGCACAGTAAGCGATGAAGCTCAAGCAGAGTTAGATGATGCTGAACTTACAGAAAGAGCTGAAGCTGCTAAAAGAGACGAAGAAGCAGAAGCAGAAGCTCTGGCTAACGAAGTAGTTTATGATGTTAATAAAGCTTCTTATGTTAAAAAAGTAACTGGTGAAGAAGCTACTGTAGCTGAAACAGCAGACGCTGAAGCAAAAACTCGTGAAGCTATCACAGGCGAGCCTGCTCCAGACGGCGAAGCTGCTGAAATTATGAGTATGTATGAGTACAACCAGCTTGAAAAACGTAAGATTAGTAAAGACAACGTAGTTAAGAATCTAAGAAACCAAGGCTTAAAAGACGAAGAAATTGCTAAGCGTCTTGCAGATAATCCTCAGTTAATTGCTGATGAAATGGATAGCCTTCCAGAAGATATTAAGACTACTTTGTCTGGCTTGCCTCAAGAAGCTTTGATGAGTGCTCAGATGGAATCTTTGATGGCAGGTATGGAAGATGGCGAAATACCTGCATGGGCTAGACCAATTCTTGCTAAGGTTGAAGGTAATTTAGCTAAGCGTGGTATGAGTGCCTCTAGCATTGGTCGTGATGCTTTGTTTAATGCTATTATTCAAAGTGCTCTGCCTATTGCTCAAAATAATGCTGCCGCTATTCAAAACGCTACGTCTCAGGACAAACAAATTGCAGCAGACTTCTTGTCTAAGAATGCAGAGTTTGAGCAACAGATGAACTTAGCTAACTTGAGCAATGACCAACAGATGCGTTTAGCTAATCTGTCTGCTCTAAACCAAGCATCTTCAGACAACTTAAATGCCGCACAGCAAACAGAACTAGCTAATCTTAACAAGCGCTTGCAAACTAACTTACTTCAAGGTAAGATTGCTTCTGAGATGAACCAAGCTCAGTTAAATGCTGACCAACAACGAGCAGTTGTAAACGCACAAACTAATGCTGGAATTGATTTAGCTAAGTTTAACGCAGCTCAGCAAGTTGAGTTGACTAACAGTAAGTTTATGCAAACTATGGTAGCTAATGAGTTTAATGCTGACCAACAAGCCGCTATGCTAAACGCTAGTTCAATGGCTTCACTGGACTTAGCTAATCTAGATAAGAATGCTAAGCTTGCAGTTCAAAACGCACAGGCTTTCTTGCAGATGGATATGGCTAATTTAAATAACGAGCAGCAAGCAACTATATTATCAGCTCAGCAGAAACAACAAGCTATGTTAAGCGACCAGTCTGCGACAAACGCAGCTAGACAGTTTAACGCAGCCAATCAACAGCAAGCTGACCAGTTTATGCAGAATCTTAATACGCAGATTAGCCAGTATAATTCGACAGCTAACTCAGCTAGAAACCAATTCAATACTACTGAAAAGAACCGTATTGCAGCTTTAAACGCAGGCAATAAACTACAAGCTGAACAGTTTAGCGCACAACTCGAAACAGACATTGCAAAGTTTAACGAGACTCAAGACTTAGCACGAGACCAGTGGAACGCTTCAAACGCACAGGCAGTTGAGCAATCTAATAAGCAGTGGCGACGACAAGCCAACTTGTCTGATACCGCAGCGCAAAATGCTGCTAACATGCAAAACGCTCAAATGACTTTTAACTTAACGTCACAAGAGTTGACGCAGGTATGGCAGCAGCTTAGAGACGAAGCAGCATATATTCGTCAAGCTTTTGAAAATGAAAAGCAACGTAAAGCTCAATTAACTGCAACAGCAATTGGTAATGAAAAGATTGCAGAAAAGAATAGTGCAGACGCTTATAAGTGGGTCGATGAAGTATCTAAATAAACATCTAAATAACTAATTAAAACTAAAGGTATTAAAATGGGATTTCTCAGCAAAGCTTGGAAAAAAATTAAAGGCGGAGTTAAAAGCGCTTTCAAGAAAATTGGTAAAGGTATTAAGTCAGCCTTTAAAAGTTTTGGTAAATTTATGAACAAGATTGGCATTGTAGGTCAACTTGGCTTGGCTTTTATTCTTCCGGGAATAGGAGGGATGTTAGCCAACGGCTTTTCTGCTTCTATCGGCACAGCCTTTAAAGGTGTAACAGGGTTTCTAGCTAAAGGCGGTAAGCTTGCACAAACAGCGGGTAAAATTCTTCAGTCAGGCGCTAAGTTTGCAAAAGCAGGAACATCGGCTTTTAAAACAGTAACTGACGGAGTATCTAGTTTTTTAGGTGAGTTTACTAAAACTGCACTAAAGAAAATCCCCGGTATGGAAAAGATGTTTCCTAAGCTTGCTAATGCTTCGGATAGTTTTTTTGTAGACTCAAGTACAGGTAAGTCTGCTTGGAGCACAGTGCAATCAGGTATTGATAAAAACATTAACGCTATTACTGAAGCTTTTAATGGCGGTCTTGAAGAGTTTGGAAACGCTAAGAAAATATTTACAGCTAAGCAACAAAACGTTATTGACAAGGCTACAGGCTTAACTGGCGACGGAACTATTCCGGGACAAATTGGTAGGACTGGAGGAAGTCTTTTAGACCCTCAAAGCATGGAAGGCGGTATAGATAATATAAGCAAATCTTTTGAAAACTTTAAGCCTACCGGCGAAGTTGACTTTTCAAATCTGGGCGATGCTAAAGGCGGTATAAATAATATACAAAGCACTATAGACTCTTACTCAGGGACTGTTAAAAGCCCTATTGAGTTCCAAACAAAAGCTGTAGAAAAAACTTTTGGCGAGAAAATAGCTGCACTTCCCGGCGAAGCTGTGGACGCTGTAAAAGAAAAGTACACAGAGTTTAAAGACGGAAGGTCTTTAGGTCGAGCACTTACAGACGAAGCTTTAGATTATGGTGTTGAAGCAATTACAGATGTAGGAGCGCAGCTAAAACAAGATGTTACGACACGCTTGTCTCAAGAAGCCGGAATCGTAAAAGTTCCAGAAGCTCCTGTAAGCTACGGCACTTATGTCGAAGCTTATCAGTCTGCTGGTATTCGAGACTACGGTTCTCCTGAAATAAATGACCGAGCAATGCAGATGTCTATTAACCCAACATCTTACACGCAACAAAATCCTTATGGCTATGGTGCAAGTATCTATCAAGAACAAATGAATATTAGACGAGGAGGAATGGCGTAATGGCTACAAAAGAAGCTTTTAATTTTGAAGACTATCAAACTGAAAGAAGTAAAATGGGACGACCTATTCCCGGACAGTCTTTAACAAACGACCCTGATGCTCCTGCACCTTATGAGCAAGCCCCAAAGTTTACAAATATTCACGAGATTAATGAATACTTGTGGGACTTTGTAACTGATGAAGAAGTATATCCAAGTCTTATGATGGGACTGTCAGAAGGTGTGCCGGTAATGAACATGGTACAAACTATTCTGTTTAAAGAGTTTTCAGAAGGCACAATGAATCCTGACTTGATGCTTATGACTGCTGAACCCTTAGCTTATATGTTAATTGCACTTGCTGAACGTTTAGATATAGATGTTGAGATTGATTCAGAAGGCGCAGAGGATGAAGTTTTTGGAGCTAAGATGGAAGAAGACCGTTTAGAAACTCTTAGGAAATCAGCCAAGAACGCTAACTTCATACCGCAAGGTTTTGTAACTTCTGAGATGGAGTCTGAAATGGAAGCTCTTCCACAGCTAGATAGCTTGTTGTCGCCTCCTACAGAACCAGTACCTGAAGAAACCGAAGCTCCACAACAACCTAGCCTAATGGCTCCACCTGAAGGACAATAAACATGGAACAAGACTCAGTTGCATATGGACAAAGTTTACTTGCTGGTATTCGTGAAAGAAACGACAAGATAGCAAGAGACAATAAAAAAGACGCTAAAAGAAACGCTTGGAAAAAGTTAGGTATGCAAGTAGCTATTGGTGTGGCTAATAGTGCTTTAGAATCTAGACAACAAAAATTCTTAAATGACGAACAGTTGCTGCGGTCAAGAATGACAGTTAAGACTGGTTACGACCTAGCAAATAAAGATATTAAAATGTTTCAAGAAGCTGAAAATGAAAGTGGTGGAATAGAAGGCTTGGCTGATAAACAACTAAGAGAAAGCTTAACTGCCAAATGGCACGAAACTTATTCAAGTGGAAGTTACAGCCAAACTACTTTTAACGACTGGCTAACTACATCTGTTAAAGCTTTAAAGCCTAAAAGAGTAAAAGCTCTTGAAGATAGGTTTGCAGCTACGCAAGAGTATCTAAACTCAGGTAACACTGATGCGTATGTACAAAAACAAAAAGACGCTGCGCCTGATAAAACTGTGGGTGGTTTTATAGGTGAAGGAGTAAGTAGACTGTTTGGTAAAGACCCCGACGCTGATTTACACAATTTAATCAACGACAACATGGTTACAGAATCTAAACAGTTTCAAAAAGACTATGGTTCTGCTTGGAAGAAAACACGCAACGCTGTTCTTTCTAAGTATGTTGCTACTAACCTACCTACTGACCCCGGTGTTCCAGCTCCTGTTATAGGTGATGCTGTAGACATTTCTACTACGCATCCTGTTACTGGTGAGCAAGAAACAGTTAAAGGTTATCCTATTACAACACAAAGTCGAGTAAACGGTAAAACGGTAACTGATATAACAGTACACGTTATCGGCCCTAACGGTAGTTATGTTCCTTACAGTGCAGCAAGTCAAAATAGAAGTATAGATTTTAATACTGGCGCAAGTATGTTGACTAAAAACCAAGTTACATTAGGAGTACAGGAGTTTCATCAAGCACCGGGAGATTCTATTGCAGCTTTGAATAAAGTTTTTGGAGAAAGAATTTCAATAGAAACTGACGGTAAGCTAGAATCAAATAGCGATGACGGATTTGCAGACTTGTTAGTACAAAAGCAAGAAGCTTTTTCTCGTGGTATGGTTATGGCTGGCATTACTGCACGTAACGAAGGATGGGCTTCAGCAGAGATGGGCCGTAAAATATATCTTCAACAAGCTGTAGAACAAGCAGCGAATAAAGGAGGTGTAAATGCTTTTGGACATAATAATACGTTTGGGACTTTATTTGCTATAGATACGCTAGTTAGTAGCAGCAAGCTAACAAATGGTAAAACTTCAATGGCAAGACTTTTTGACGACAATACAAAACTTTATAACTCTTTAGTAGACATGGATGATGCTCAAAGAATTAATTTATTCAGCACAGTAGCAGGTGAGCGTGGAGTTAAGGGTAAGCCCGGATACAATTATTTTTCAGGTTCACTTAACGAAGACGTAGTTAAAGCTAAAATGGATGCTTTAGAGTTAATATTTAAAAACCCTAAAGACTTTGAAAGTTTTTCTCCTTCAGATAAAGTTAAAGCAGCCCTTACATATTTAAGCAATAATTCTGGCAATAGCGGTAATAATAATAATAATAATGAGGACTCTGATACCGATACAACAACAACAACTGTAAGCGGAGTTAAAAGTATAGCACCTTTAAGCCTTCCTCCTGAATTCGCAGGACACGCTAATAAAGAAAACAAAATAGATACAGATGGGACAAGAAGGGCACAGCGAAAGGAATATAGAACAATAATAAAAGCTTATAAAAACCTAACCGGCGACATAGAGAGATTTGACAAGTTTTCAAAGGATAGAACAAGTCAGGTAACTTTTGGTATGATAGATGCGCTAGAAAAAAGAATTAACACAAGGCAAAAAACATACGACGACTTGTATAATACTTACACTAAAAAATATGGTTATACTTTAGGCGAAGCCGAACTTGCAGATTTAACGGACGAAGAAAAAGAAGCATACTTTTCAACAGGCAAGCGTCCAGACCGCCATACTCCAGCTACATAATTTAAAGGACAAAATTTAATGTCAGATAATATATATCAACTTGCACTTGATTCTACTGCTGAAGGAATAACAGACTCTTCCATGACTGCTCAACAAGAAGAAGCAGTTCGAGAAGGAGCTTATATTCCATCACAGTATTCAGTAACAGATTATGAAAACGATGAAACTGTTTTAGCAAACTATGAAGTCCTTACAGACTACTTGGCTAAAACCCAAGGTGTAGGTCGTTATGCAATTGACCAAGCATCTACCGGGCAGACTGATGATGTTGCTGAGTATATGAGAGACTTAACAGCTCGAATAGGCGCTCCTATTTCCTTGGCTGCTTCTTTAAAAAATGCTCCAGAAGAAGTTAAAAGAGCTTACAGAGTTATGAAAACTCGTTGGGACAAAGCTTCTATAACAGGCTCAGGCGAAACTTTTGATGCAATTAAAGACTATGCTTCTGACGTAGTGTTTAGCCCTGAAGGTTTAGCAACTGTTGGTGGACTACTATCAGGAGTAACTACGTTTGGTGCAGGAACCGCAGCAACTGTAGCAGCTAGGCGAGCAGCACAGCAAGCAGGTCAAAACGCATTAACTAAAGCTGTTAAAGCTTCGGTAGCCGCTGCAACTAAAAATCCTATTAAAGCTTCTACGCTTGTTGGTACAGGTCATGGTTTAACTGCTTCTCACATAATGCAAGAGTTAGATATTTCTGCTGACATTAAAGGGAGAGAAGACTATAGTGCGTTAGAAACAGTTGTAGGTGGCGCAATAGGTGGTACGTTTGGTTTTGCACTTAGTAAGGGCGCTGGTTTATATTCAAACTCTAAGCATGGTAATAAAGCATTTAGAGAATCAACTGAGCCACGTAAGGAACTTCCTGCTCCTGAAGCCTCAAAAGCTTTTGACGAAGGTGTAGAAGGTGAGTGGATTCCTGCATCAGGCGGTTCTGTAGTAGATGAAGCTTTACGTATTAGCGGCCCTGAAGGTGCAACAGCTAAAACTGTAAACGGTACTGACGATGCGACTGCACGTACTTTTGATATGGATGATGAGGCTTTAGACGCAGCAGCTACAAAGTTTGCTGAAGATTTAGGTGGCGGTGAAGCAACTAAGAAAGAAATTTTAGCTCGCATTAGAGCAGCAGCAGATAACGAAACTACTGTTGAAGGCCGTACTAGCGCTATTAAACAAGGTCTATATACAGTAGCTTCAGATTTAACCGGAAACTTTTATGGCAAAGCAGCAGGCGTGTTGTCTCCAATAACTAAGTTTTCTGGGACTGCCGCACAACTACAGAAAAAACTAAGCCACGAGTTTGGCATTAAATATAAAATTCAAGACGAAGTAGTTGCAAAAGATTTGTCTGAAGTACAGCGTGAAGTTACTGGTAAGTTTAACGAACGTTTCCGTTCTATTGTGGATTCTCTTTCTTTGAGTGAGCTAGACACTAAACTTGCAACAGACATTAATGATGCTTTAAGTAAAAGCATGAGAAGCAATAAACCTCTTAAACATTCCGGGTTCGATGATACTACTAATGCAGCAATTAACAGAGCTGCTTTAGAAACTAGAGAGCTGTATAATGAAATGGGTGTTAAACTTCAGAGCATTGGCATTATTGATAAACTACAAGAAAACTATGTTCCTCGTATGTGGAGCCGAAGCGCTATTGAAAAAAATAAAAAAGGACTAATTGAAAAGTTTGTAACAAAAGCAGGAATGACTCGAACTAAAGCTAAAGCTACTGTAGAAAACATGCTTGATGTAAAAAATCAAGTAGACGCAGGTAGCGGTGGTGGACACTTCTTTAGTGCTAAGCGTAAGATTAATACTATCGGTAATGACGCAGACTTTGAGGAGTTTTTAAACAGCGACGTTCTTGGTTCTTTACATGCTTACACTTTCCAAGCAGGTAAGTCTATTGCTAAGCATCGTGTACTAGGCGTTAATAATTTTGATGACTTTAAAGGTTTTTATGTAAATCGTATTAGACAAGAAATGGAAGAAGCAGGCCAAGAGTTTTCACCTAAAATTGAACGACAGCTTGAAAAGCTTTATCGTTCTGCAACTGGTGAAGGCATGGAGCGTTACGGTAACAAAACACAGCTTGCTGTAGATGCTTATAGCTTTACAAACCGTGTGGCTCTTTTGGGCCTAGCAACTGTATCGAGTTTAACAGAAGTATTTTTGAACATTCAAAAAGCAGGTGTACGTAACTCTGTTAAAGGTTTTGCAGACGCTATGCAGCAGTCTCACAAGCGTATTACTAAAGACCTTGAGTCAGAGCTAAGGAACAAAAACGGCTTAACAGCTAACGAAGCTCTTAAAGAAATGCGTGACTTTAGTATTCACGTAGACCAAGCACTTGCTCAAGTTGGTGATAGACTTGCAGGCGACGAGTTGATGACTGAAGGCTTGCAGAAAGCAAGTAATAAGTTCTTCCGTTTAAACATGCTAGACCAGTGGACTAAGTTTGTACAGAATGTTTCTCACTCAAGCGGCAAGTCTCTTGTAAACGAAAACATTGAAAAACTTGCTACACGATATAAGGGAAAGCCTTTAGACAGAGATGGAGAAATACTTGCAGGCGAACTAGCTGAGCTGGGTATTGATTTTAAACAGGCTACTAAGTGGTATGACGGCGGAGCCAAACGAACCGATGATTTTTACAAGAATGATTTCTTGGGAGGCGTTGCACGTTACACAAACTCTGTAGTTCTTCAGCCTACTGCAATGTCAGGCTTAAAGCCTCTGCTGTTCTCTAACCCTAAAACTGCTGTGTTCTTTCAGCTTCTTAGTTATCCTGCGGCGTTTAGTAACACCGTACTGAAAGGCGCTGCTAAGTCTCTTATTAAAGCTCCTACACGTAACGGTGGTAAGATTGTAGCTGCCGGAGCTATTATGACTGGTATGGCTCGATGGACTAACTACTTACGTACTGGTGGTGAAAGTGAACGTGGTAAAGATTTAGATGAGATTTTAGGCACCGCAGTTGCTCGTTGGGGTGGTAATGGTTTACTGCTAGATAGTTTCCAACGTGCTCAAACTGCTTCTAAGTACGCTAAAAGCAACTTGGCTTATGCTACAATGCCTTTTGGCCCCGCAGCCTCAGATACGTTAAAGTTAATCCAACAAGGCATTATTCCAACAGTAGGCGGTAAAGTACCTATTCTTTCTGGAAGTTATTTTGGAGACACTTTAATTGGTGAAGATAATGTTCGTCGATACAAGGGTAGTTTAAGAGACGCACAGAAAGATGTATTTGGTGGATTCATTGAAGAGTTTGATAAAAAACCAAAAACGTTACAATTTAATGCTGGTGGCAAGGTAGCTGCTGAAGCAAGCTCTGCACTTTTAGGATTGTTTAAAAAGCCAAACGTAGCTCCAATAGAAGAATCTTTGCCGGTTGCTTTAAGTGGAGACATGCTAGGAACTTTAAAGAGTTCTACTAAAGGTCTTATTAACGACAAAGCTTTGCAGCAGACCGCTAATAAAATTGAAGGCGCTGTAGGTCTAGAGTTACAAAGCGGTAAAATACAACTTAACGAAGCAGTAGCAAGCGAGTTAGCAGAAGCTAATATTTCTACAATGCTTAACGCTAAGCTAGGCTATTTAGACGATGCAAAAAATAATAGCAACTTTCAAAAAGGTTTAAATGAATCAGACCCTGCTAAAGCTAGTGAAAATATGGCTGAGTACCAGAGAGATTTAGGCTATACTGACGACCAAATTTTTGCACTGCAAACGCTTGCAGAAACTAAAGATGTTGGTAATAGTAAAGATGTTCTAAAGCTTGCTGTGTCTTCTGAGCTTGAAAGCGTTAAGCGTGTTTACGAAAAAGTAAATATAAACATTACAGAAGCTGACCGAGCTGCTGCATCTAAAGCTAACTTTGATGAAGAAAGTTTAGACGCAACTCACGACTTTTTGACTGCTGTTATTAAAACTAAAGAGCCGCTTATCTCTGAAGAAGGTGCTCCTATTATTGCTAGAGATGCTATTGTTAAGATTGCAGCTAATGGCAACGTAGACTTTAGTAAGTTTAAAGCTCCTAGATTAGACGCTCAAGAAACCATAGCTGATAGTCTTACTGATGCTCAACGAACTAAAGCTTTGCAGAAGCACGTTGCAAAGTCAGATACTCAAGAAATAATTTATCGCTCTATTAAAACTTTTAAGACTAGCGAGTTTAATGTAGCATTTCCGTTTGCTAGAGAAATGGGAATGCACGGCGGGTCAGAAGGCGTTGCAAACACTATTAAGTTAAGAGATATGTTGTTTGATTTATATCCTGCTGACAGAGCTGCAAATATATATAAAACTTTTAAAAACTCTAAGCCTACAAAAACTCAGTACGAAAAGAAATTTGAACAGCTTAATCAAGTAGCTAAAGATAAGCACGGCTCAGATTATGTTCTTCCTGCAAATGAAATGCAAGCAGGATATATTAGTGCTCGTAAACCTTTAGTGTACAACGGAGAAACTATTGTAGACACTTGGGCTGGAGATAAAATTCTAGCTTCTAAGGATGGAATCAACGAGCTGCTTACTAACGTTGAAGATTCTGGCGGTAAAGTAACTAAAGCATCTATTGAACGAATGAAAGCTTTGCGCTCTCGTGCTATGGATATTCAAACTAGACCTAAAGAAACTTTAGTAGATGTATTAGAAACGGACTTAATGAAAAATGAGTTGAACATTGATTTACGCACAGAACTGCAACGATTTGGTTTTGATTCTGTTAAGTATAAAAATGAAATTGAGTTTGGTTTTAACGGAGAGTCGGAATATTCTTACATTCTTTTTGAACCAGAACAGTTTAAACTTACTACTTCAGCTAAGTTTGATGCGGCTGACCCTAGACAGAACTATGCAATTGGCAGCCTTGTAAGCGGAATTACAAAAGCTTTTGCACCTAAGAAAACTTCTGGATTCTACAGCGCAGCAGAGAAAGCTTCACAAAAACTGACAGGCTCTAAGCCTAAGCCGGGTCAAGCACATTTAAACGCTATGAAGAAAGACCCTAAAGTAACTGAAGAAGAACTAGACTGGACAGGAGCTACCGAAAAGTTTGGTAACAACAAGCCGGTAACAAAAGAAGAAGTTCAAGAGTTTTTCGGGCAAAGCGATTTTGATTTTGATGTTAATGTGGGACGGCACGTAAAAAGAAAAGAAACGGTAGACGAGGATATGCCTTTAGATGACTTATCAGACGATGCTGAGTTTGATTTATTTGACGACTGGCTGACTGAAAACAAACCTTTCGAAAAAGAAATGATGGATGACTTGCTTGATAGCGATGACCCAATGGCTTGGGATAGAATGTATGACGAGCTTATGGATGAGTTTAACGCAGGAAGCGCAACAGGAGGAGACTTTGTTACTATTCCAACGCACTTGGACTATGCTTTTGAAGGAGCCGATACTTTAAACTATCGTGAGTTAGTATTTTCACTACCCTCTAAGTTTAAGAAAGTAAACAAAGATTATAAGCATTCTCACTTTCCTGACATTGCAAACCCTGTAGCTCACGTAAGACTTGCAGATGCTGAACAAGTAGACGATGCGTTTAACAAAACTTTGTTAATAGACGAGATTCAGTCTGATGCACAGCAGGCGGGTAAAGCAAAAGGTTACGCAACCAGAGAAGATTATGATTCTGCAACAATGGAATCCGCAGAAGAATTAATTGAGAAAGTACCAGACCTACCGTTTAAATCTGAGAAACGTTGGGCTTTACAAGGTCTTCGTAAAGCTATGATTACCGCAACAGATGAAGGATATGACCAAGTTGCTTTAACTACAGGTCGAATGCAAGCTGAACGCAACAACAAAAACATAGAGGCTGGTGAAGGTAAAAAGTTCTTAGACTTTTATGACAAAACTTTAATGAAGCTTTGGAAAAATAACTTTGCTAAAAAGTATGGTGTTGAAATTAAAATGGTAGAGTATAAACAAAATGATAGTACAGTCACACTGCCTACGTTAGAAATTACAGACGCAATGAGAAAAGATATACAAAAAGGACTGCCTATGTTTGCTGAAGGCGGAGAAGTTATCTCAGCTCAAGCCCAACAAGTAGCTAAGGACGAGCCAGTTAGTTTATTGACTCAACCAAGAAAAGTTAAGCCTACTAGCGGTAGAACAATAGCAGCCCTTAGAGCTAACTTAAAAGGAGACGTAGCATAATGGAATTTAAATACTTTAAACTAGAAGACTTTAACTGCCAAGAAACTGGCGAAAACAAAATGAACGTGGACTTTATCCACAGACTAGATGAACTTCGGGAAGCCTGCGGGTTTCCCTTCATCATTACTAGCGGCTATCGTAGCCCATCACATTCAATAGAAGCACGTAAGGAGAAACCCGGAACACATGCCCAAGGTTATGCAGCAGACATCAAAGCGGTTGGTGGCAATCAACGATACGAGATTATTAAACAGGCGTTCGCCCTTGGCTTTAGCGGCGTTGGAGTGGCTCGTACATTTATCCATGTGGACGACCGGGCTATTCACGATGGTAAGACTCCTGTAGCTTGGTGCTACTAAGTGAGAGTGTTGCTTGCATTGTTGTTTGTTGCGTTGTCTGCAACAGCAGATAATCAACAGGACGGAAGTTTAAACACTTCTAATGTTGATTCTACTGTGTCCAGTAACAATACTACTACAGATGATTCTACATCCAATACGTACAATGGTGCAGGTGCGGGTAGTCCTATACCTGTAGGGTCTGCAATAGCGCCCTCTTATATGGCTAACGGGTCTGAAACATGCCTACAAGGTACTTCAGGTTCTATCCAGACTACTATGCTAGGATTCTCTAAAGGCTCTCACGTAGAAGATTTGAACTGTAATAGACGCAGGGATGCAAAGGTACTAAGCGACCTTGGGATGAAGGTTGCTGCAATTGCAAGGATGTGTGAAGACGTAAAAGTCTGGAGGTCTATGTTTGTCTCCGGTACACCCTGCCCTATACTCAACAACGGACAGTTGATTGTAGGTAAACGAGCCTTTTTAGTGATGAAGATGGAACCTGAGACTTACATACCGGACTATGGCACAGTTGAAAAGAAGCTTACAAGCAATCAAATATGGTATAATAACCTCTTAAACATAGGAAAAACAATCAATGAAGATAGCATTGACACTGATGATGAGTCTGTTAGCGATAAATTCCGTAGCTCAAGCAAATGAGTTAGACGATTTAGTACAGACTTCTGCACGAATTAGAGACAAGGTAGACTTAGGAACACAGTTAGTAGGCGCAGGGATTACACATTCGCACATGGGCTACGTTTCTGAAGAAGGAATATCTCAACAGGCTATGATAGATGCTGTTGAAGTTACTTCATACAACCAAGCTCTTGCAGGAATGGCTGCATTTAGTCCCTACGGAGACGCTCAGACGTTCTTAGAAGACAAGGCAGACCAAGAGATAGTGCTGATGAACCAAGCCGTAGACACCTTTACAGAAGCTGTAGTAGCTATCTCTACAGTCATTGAAGTTGCTGACATGGCTGAAAATGCACAGACTCCTAACGAGCAAGAAAACGTACAGGTCTACGTAGAACAAAACTACGAAGCTTTACAGCTAGACCAAACAGATGTTGATACGTATAACCAAAGCTTAGACAGCATCGAGACTCACGCAAACAATGCCGGTGCTTACATTGGTGTGTCGCAGAACAAAGAAGCTACACAGTTTCTACAAGACGGAGCAGCTTCAAACAACTCTACGTTCTTTGATGCAAGTCTTAGTTACGACAGAGGCCAACAGTGGGTTAAGGTTGGGTGGTTGTCAGGGAACGCTTCAGCAGTATTTATAAATGGCACTGGTGCTTTTAACTTAGACCTTTATGTTTCTGAAGAAGATGTATTCTTTGCCGGTGAAAACTCTGAATTTTATTTCAGTAGCCCAGCAAACTATTACGAGGGACAACAATGAGCCTAGCAGAAACAGAACTTAATATCGGTGGAACAAGCTTTAAAGGTGTATACATTGCTATACTGCTAAGCTTGGCTACTACTCTTGGTGGTGGTGTATGGACAGCTAGTTCATTATATAGCCGTCTTACGGCGGTAGAAGCCGTGCAAATACCAGACATTAAACCACTCGAAGAAACTGTAGGCTTAATGCAACAACAACTAGAGTCTAACGATGTCTCAACACTTGCGGCAAAGTTGGCTACACTCGGCACAAACATTGAGGTTGTGTTAGAGCAGCAGGACGATATGCTTGAAATTCAAAAACAAGTATATGACCTTGAGAAAGAAGTAGAAACAATGCGAACCACTGTTAAGACTGCGGAGCTAATGACAAAAGACTTAGAAGGCTTAGACACTAAGCTTAAAACAATTGACAGAGAGATAGAAGACCTATGGAATGGAATGGACTATCTATCTAACCCGCTAAAGTAAAGGAGTATATTATGCTTGGACAATTAATAGGGCCAGTAACCAATCTTGTTGGAGGTTACTTTAAAAACAAGGCTGAGGAGAAACAAGCGAAGCATGAAGCAAAAATGTCTGTAATACAGAATGATGCTGATTGGGAATCTAAGATGGCTGATGCGTCTGCGTCGAGCTGGAAAGATGAATTTTGGACTATTGTGTTAGCCATACCTGTGTTTATGATTGGGTATGCTATTGCGATGAATGACACGGATGTAATTGTAAGAACAAAGCTAGGCTTTGAAGCACTATCAGGACTACCCGAATGGTATCAGTATCTACTGTTTATCGCAATCTCAAGCTCCTTTGGTATACGTGGAGCTAAATCACTAATGAATCTAAGGAAATAAATATTATGGCAATGTACCCTCAGCCCGCAAAGAAAAAACGTCCGGCACCCGCAGGCCCTAAACAAAACACACGCACCCCTCGTAAGTCTACTGGCGGAGGCAACCCGCTTAATAGACCAGCTCCAAATCCAACAGGCGGAGTTGCAGGTGGCCCTTCAGCGCCTACACGCCGTTCTAAGCCAGCAGGCGGCTACGCTAAAAATAAAGCTAAGCCAGCAGGCTATGCTAAGTCTCCAACAAAAGCTAAGCCACGCCCCGGCACTCGACCGGGTGCTAAGCCACCTACAGCAGCTCAGAAAAAATATGCACAGCAGCAAACTGCTAAGTCAGCTTTACGAGCACAAGCAGCAAAAGCAAAAGCAGGAAGACCAGTATCATCTAAGAAGCAACCAGTTTTAAAAGGTTTTCCAAAAGTATCCAAGCCTAAGCCCGGTTCTCAAGCTGATAAAAGGATGAAAGGTAAAGCTGAATATTATAAAAGAATAGCTGAAAAAGCAAAAGCAGGAAGACCAGTATCATCTAAGAAGCAACCAGTTTTAAAAGGTCTTCCAAAATTGGGTAAGCCTAAGACCGGCGGCATCGCTATGTCAGAAGCAGCAAGAAAGGCTATGGCAGCTAGAAAAGTAGCAGAAGCTAAAAAAGCAGCAAGAGTTAAAAGAACTGGAGAAAGTCTAGCTACTACCGCTGCTCAAGTACGTGCTCGTAAAGAAGCCGCAGGTAAGAAAGCTTCAGGTACTCGTCCAAGCGCTAAGCCTAAAAGTGCTTTTAGAAAAGGAAGCCCAGCAAAAAATGCTCCTAGATATACTACTATGCCAGTACGTCCTCCTAAGCGTCCTAGCAAATCTTCACCAGATTCTTTTATGTATACACCCGCATATCAAAAAGCTTTAAAGGCTTATGAATCTTCTAAAGGTAAAGACTTAAAAGCTAAATCTTTTTTAGAAGGGCAACAGAAAAAAGCTATAGCATTTCAAAAAGTAGCAGCTAAAAAACGTGCGGCAGCTAAAAAGCCTCGAATGACTGGCGGCCCTCGTCGTCCGGGGATGGGACGTAGACGCTAATGCCAGCAGCTAAAAAGAAGTCTACGGTAAATAAAGCTGGTAACTATACTAAGCCTACTATGCGTAAGAATTTATTTAACAGAATCAAGGCCGGCTCTAAAGGAGGAAGAGCCGGTCAATGGTCTGCACGTAAGGCTCAGATGTTAGCTAAACAATATAAAGCTAAAGGAGGAGGGTACAAGTAATGGCACTTAAAAAACCACAAAGGTCTTTAAAGAAATGGACTGCACAGAAATGGACAACGGCTAGTGGTAAGAAGTCTTCAAAGACTGGTGAAGTATATGCACCCAAGAAGACCATTGCAAAGCTCAAGTCTACAGCGGCAGGTAAAAAGAAATTAGCCGCAGCTAATAAAAAGAAGCGTGAAGCTACTAAGAAAGGTAAGCAACACGCAAAACACGGACTACATAAGGGGAAGAAAAGATGACAATGTTTACAAAAACAACAGGCGTTCGAAGAAAGGGCGTTAAAGCTGGAAGTACACAAGGGCCAATGAGAACAGTGACCACTATAATTACAGGTGAAGCCGTTAAACGAAAGCCCAAGGCTGTTATGCCTAAAGGTGCAACAGTAGGTGGAGCAGTAACTGCATATGCTGTGAAAGAAAAGCCTATGTTTAAAGGAGCCATGCACAAAAGTTATAAAAGCGTACAAGACCTTAATAAAAAATTTAACCGTGGCGGAAAGGTATGTAAATAATGGCTGCTAAAAAAGACCCTCGACTAGCAAGAGCAGGAGTATCAGGCTATAATAAACCAAAGCGAACACCTAACCACCCGAAGAAGAGCCATGTGGTTGTGGCAAAAGAGGGTGACAAAGTCAAAACAATTCGCTATGGGGAACAGGGTGCAAAGACAGCAGGCAAACCGAAGGCGGGTGAGTCGGCTAAGATGAAGGCAAAGCGTAAAAGCTTTAAAGCCCGCCATGGTCGAAACATTTCTAAAGGCAAAATGTCTGCGGCATATTGGGCTGATAAATCTAAGTGGTAGGCTTCTGCGACTAGGTACTCCCAATCCTCTAAGACTTCAGCCATTGCCTTATGTTTTACAGCACTGTGTTGCTAATTACATTTAGTTCATTTTCAATCTGATTGTGTAGCGGCTCAAGCTTAGCTTTAGATTCTCTAATGATTGTACGCACAACCGACAACTCTCTACCGCTGAACAGCTCATGTAGTTTATCTTCGGGGAGACCACCCAGTTCCGTTAGGATGGCCCCCGAAGAAGTTACAATGACTTTAAAAGATATTAGATTAGCTTCCTTTGCTTTCATGTGTATCTCCTATACAATCTCACACGCACCGCCGGTACACGCTAATTCCTGTGAGCCGGTTGTGTTATCTTCTTGTTCAAAGTATTGTAGGTCAGTCCAGTTAATATCTTTGGGCATAGACTCTAGCAATGCTTTGTACTCTTCAGGACTAATGTCCTCATAAGGAGCTTGCTGATACGTATGTTCACTTACAGGCAACAAACTAATACCACTACACAAGTCAAAGTTATCCCAAATCCACTGAGCTACTTGAAGGAACTCGCTGTCAGTGTAGTATACTGTGATACTTGGCTTATGCTCACACCAACTGTTCTGGTACATCTTCCAAAGTTCTAACTGGTGCATTGCTCCTACGTCACTTACCGTTACGCTTGTCTCTGGTGCTTTAACCGGGAAGCTAAACACTGACGAAGACTCAGACATAACGTCATCTTCTACAGGAAATCCGGCTGCCGCCATAAAGACTGCAAGCGGGTCTTTCTTGTCTGAACGTACTCGGCGAATGTAATGCTTAGAGAACCGAGGATGGATGCCACTAGCACTATCGACAAGCTGAGATACAGTACCGCTAGGCTTGACAGCCGTAACAGCAGTAGACTGATTAATGCCAAGTTTCTTAGCCCACTTCTTATTGGTTGCAATAGCGACATCTCGTACACCTTCTAGTAATGCTTCAGTTTCAGGGTTGTTAGGAGTGCTCAACAGCTTGTTGTCCATGATGCCAGTCATGCTTACACCCAACAAAGCTTCTTCCTCTGTGTTCTTCTTCCAGATGTTACGAAGGTATCTGAAGTCAGTAAGCGTAGCTTGTAACGTGCCAATGATGGCGGCTACTTCTGCCTTAGCTTTCAAGGTTTCTTCTGTGTCGTTCTCTCGAACTACAATCTCTGAAAGGTTACAGAACTGATTGCTTCGTAGAATGATTTCACTGCATGGGTTAGTGCCGAAGTCATACGTTGGGTCTCTACGACCATTACGTGCTGCAATCTTCTGTGCTGCAACTCGACTGAACAAACCACGCTCACCAGACTTTGATTCATACAACGTCTGCATCTCATTCAAGAAGGCTTGGAAGTCTGGCTTCTCTGTGTAAGCTACGCTGTTGTTAGCCAAACGTCTGTGTCCATCGTTCTCCCACCATGCACCAGACTTAGCTTTAGCCATACGACCATCACTCAAGTTGGACAAGCTGATTAGTGCTGAACGTCTAACACCACCTACAACTACAATGTCTGCAACCTTACACACTACATCGTGACACTCAATAGATGTTAGCTTACGACCCTCTGCTTTGCGGAACACATCGACACAGAAGTGAAACAAGTCATCGAGTGGTTGTGGCCCTGAAGCTCTACCGCCAAACGTTTCTAGTCTTTCACCTGCACCTCGGACACCTGACATATCCCACTTAGGAATCTTACCGGCATACAGCATCGCAATCAATTCACGGAACGCTGATGCCCAACCTACCTTGCTGTCGCCCACTACAATCACACTGTCAGTCTTGTGGAAAGACTCTGCGACTACAGGCAACTTGGTAATGAAGTTACGTTCAACGCTGAACCCTACACCAGTACCACACATCAACACATACATCAGCTCGTCAAAGCTACGTGGCGAATCAATGGCTAGGTAACTACAGTTGAAACCCGCTACGTTGTCCTTGTCTAGTGCTACACCGGCAGTCATCAAGCATCTCATGCTCGGCATAACCTCTAGGCTATGTATAGCGTTGTATAATTTATCGGCCACTTTCCGGTCAATCTGACCACGGTTTGTCCAGAAATCTACATAACGCTGTACGGTTTCTTCCCAAGTCTCACGCCGACCTTCTTCTTTAATCCATCGTGCATATCTTGACTTGTGTATAAACTGTTGGTACTTGTCCATCTTTACTTCTCCAATTCTTCATGTGTGTTGGTAGCCACTTGCCAGCATTCTTTGTAAAAGTCTTTAATGTCTTGCCGGTTTTCCCAACATACCACAAGCGGTACATAGATTGGGGAGATAATAAAAAATCCAATTGTCTTTAGTCGTAAAATATTATTTGGTGTCATCGTTGTTACTCCAGTGATTTATTGTTTCGTTAATGCCGTAGCCTAAGCAAACGACTAAGAATGTAAAAAGAAGGAACTCTGCCATTACGCATCTGCCTCTTCGTATACATTGCCGATAGAGATAGTAAAGAATGGAATCTGTATAACCAGACCAGAGAAAGGCATCGTGTCAAGCTTTCCGTCTTTAACTGTCCATACTGGTCGGCTTTCAACAGACTCAACGTCCAACCCAATACCAAATCTTAGCTCAATACTCCAGAGCAGTCCCCATAAATATCCTGTCATCTTCTTTCCTTCTTGTTTGTTTTCGTTGCGCCTTCGCTTTCGAAGACCTCGTTTCTTTTTTAAATTTTTTCTTGCGGTCAAATCTATCACGCCTTTCTTCTTTCCTGTCTTCCATCATAGCCAACCTAAATTCTTTGCGTTGCTTACAATAATCATAAAGCATGTGAAGATATGGACAACCCACCAGAAGGTGCGGATACCTGCAACCATGTCCGCTTGGTGGTCTGTTTCTCCAACCTTCTCACCTAATGACTTAGCCCATATCCTCCACCACTTCATCCGCCAAGCGCCACTACTAGCTTATCCAAGTACCACTGAGCTTTCTGAACGTCCTCTAAGCTCTTGCCCTTGTAGCTATAACGCCACAAGTATTTCATACAATTGCCCTTGAGGTATCCTCGGAATGCGTCAGCACTCATAGACTCTTCGATAGCTTCGATGCACTCAATGCTTCCGGCGTTGTAATGTATCGGAGCATTTACAGGGTCAGGTTTATCGACTGAGGGATACTCTAACCACTCGTCGTTCTCTAACTCACTCCAACAACCTGCAAACTCTTCTATGTCATCTGGGAAAGCTGATTGTGGTTCAGGCTTAGTGCCATCGAATACTACCTGAGAGTTCAGCCTCTTCATGTAAGATTCAAACGTAGGTTCTCCGGTAGCGGCTACCTTGTCCCAGTCTTGTGGCGTTGCGTCGTTAATGCTCATTCTTAAAGTCCTCTCGCTTCTTAGCGTTAATCCATGTGTCCGGTATACTGTCTTCACTAAACCACCGGAAGTTATTTTTATCAGCCCACTCAGCATGAGAGCGTCGTGTGCCATCCTTTCTAACTTTGGCTTGGGGCATCGGGGCGTTGGGGTTAGCAAACAAAAACACTAACTCAATCTCAGGTGGTAGAACTTTTGATACCCAGATATACTTGCTGTACTCTGCGCTGTCCCAGAACCTGCCCTTTGCTTCGAGCAATATCTTTTTGCCATCTATTTCTCTCACGAAGTCCGGTTCGTATTTATGTTCGATAACATACTCAACCTTGTCAACGTGATGTTCCCAAGCATCTAGGATGCCAGAGTGAAGTTCATATTCCCAGTTAGAGTCGTAACCTTTTATCAGGTCTTTCTCAACTGGGCGCTTCACTCTCGCTTTCCTATATCCTTTCCGTACCTTTGCCAAATCGCCTCCTTGCGGATGTGGTTATCGTATCTTTATCACATCCTGAATATCTTTTAAGTGAATGTCCCAGATGCTACGCTTAGGGTCTCGTCGGTGTATCTTCTTGATGTTGTTCATCAGATGCCTAAGACTAAAGGCACTGTTGTAAAACTGTCCTTGCGCCCAGAGATGTGTCTGTTTGGGCAGCATCTCCTGCAAGTTACTATGTGTAACCTTATCTGCTTCTTCAGTGTTGAGCAGGCTCCTAACCCACTCAAGCTGAATACCGATAGCTTTGTTTCGTATGCGCTTACTTACCTTTCTGTTCATAGTATCTCATCTACCTTTGGTTCTGCCTCTACATGGGTTAAGTATTTATAGCCTGTAGAGTATTTGAAAGTTCTAAGTCCTTCGCCATCGTTGGCATCCTTGTGGCATTCGTGTTTATACTTACACCACGTACATCCTTTAGGCAATTGCATGTTTCCTTTCTTGCCATCAGGGGTCGGATTATAGCACATTTCAGGCGGCGTGTCAAGTTTTAATTCGTCTAGCAGTGTATTTATTTTTGTGTCAATGTTCGGCTTGTCCAAGTCATCGGGACAATACATACACAGCTCACCGCTTTCTTTGTTGATAACAAGGAAACCGCCCTCGTCTGTGCCTTCTGCTTTCTCGTAACCGGCAAGCTGTCCTAAGTAACCGAAAGGGTCATCGTCAGCCAGTGTGCCTTTCATAAACTTGTTGAAGGCAAACTTGGATGCAGACTTAACGTCTACTACCTGACCGTTAATCTTACAGTCCATGTGTCCGACAATGCCGTTGACTGTTACTTCCTTCTGTTCATCGGTGACGCTGTGTCCTGCCATTCGTACAAGCATAAGTACAATCTCTTCTAACACATGACCGTAGAGAAACTTAATCTGCGTTGCACCATCAACATCTCCACGACCATTAGGGTCACGCTTCTCAAACCACATCTGTCGGGACGGCTTACCTACGTTAGACATTCGTACAGTGAAGTCGGTGTCCCGCTTCCTTGGTGTTGCCCAATGTAGGATTGCTTCTTTCATTGAAGCCATCGTCAGGTCAAGTGCCTCCTCCGTTATTGGAAGAGGCTCACCCTTTGAAAGGTCTCCGAGTATCTTGTAGATGTCAGGTACTATAGTATTAAGCGGCTTCTGGTTCATCTTCTAACTCCTTGAATGCTTTGATTACATCAGAAGAGAATAGCTTCTGAAGATTTAACAAGTACATCTGGCTTGCTCTGTTGTCACCACCTGATACAGTCTTGAAACTATCTAGGCGCTTAACAATCTTCTTGAGTGTCTTAGTGTTGAACACCAGTGTGCAGTATTCATCATCATCAATACATAAGTTATGGAACCAGTAGTCCGACTCAGTAGCGTCGATGCCTGAAGGCTTACCATAAGACTTGTACTCAATGGCGATGTTGCCTGTCTTCATCCACATACCACGTTCTGATTTAACTTCTATCTTTTTACCTGTAAGCATCGCTGCAATTTTATCTTCACGAACTTCGCCGTATGCTAAGTCAAGGTCAAACTTCTTTCTATCTGCTTTAGTGGGTTTCATGCCAACCGTCTCCGACGTTGAAGTCCCCATCAAGAGGACAGTTTAAGTTTAAGTTTATACCTGCTTGCGCAATTGCTGCAACACCTAGTCTACCTACATCGTCAGCGGCTGACTCATGTACTTCAATCTGCCATTCATCGTGGACGTTAGCTACAAACTTAGCGTCTACTTGAAACTTATCAAAGTAACCTTGAAGAATAACTAACGCCTCCTTCATAACGATTGCACCGGCTGACTGTAACAGTGTGTTGAGTGCAGCATGTTCTGACCGTACTGAAAGCTTACGACCGTCGAGACCCTTTAGGAATCCTCTTTTAGCTTCTCTCTGTACTCGTTTGATAAGAGCCGCAAATGATGGGAGACTATCAAGAAATGTGTTTCGCAGTTGTCTACCTCTTGCCTTACCTTGCTTAGATACTGACCCAAGCTTTGCATCTCCTGCTCCGTAAAGCAATGCATAGATGAAAGTCTTTGCCTGATTTCTTGATTCAAGTCCTGCAAGTTTTTGGTTAGCTGTGTGAATGTCGCCGTTGAGGATTTCATTTGTGTACTCCTTGTCGTTCATATAGTGTGCAAGCATTCTAAGTTCTAAGCCTGAAGCATCAATGCCTACCAGTTTGTTGCCGGGCTTTACAGTCCAACAAGACCTACAGTCTTTACCGTAAGGTGAGTTACTGCTAGGTATCTGAGCCATGTTAGGGTGGCTGTGAGTCATACGTCCTGTGACTGCACCGTTGGGATTGACATAACCTCGCACCCTGCCGTCAGGCTCTACCGCTTTGAGCCAACTGTTTACCTGAGCCAAACGCTTCTGAAGCATTAGATACTTAGCAATCAGTGTAGCTTCAGGAATATCCTTAACTTTATTGAGCGCACCTTCATCAACAATAGGTTGACCAGTAGGTGTAAAGTTCTTAGGAACCCAACCGGCTGCAACCAAGCGCTCACCGATTTGTTTACGAGAGCCTAAGTTAAACTCAGTGTGTGTCTCTCGTCGTACTGGCTTGTCGTTGAGTAGCATTTCTTCGTACTCTTCGTCAACCATCCTGACACCTTTGTCATGCTGGTCTTTAGCAACCTTGGCAAGCTTACCTGTCTTTGTGTACTGAGGCTTGAGTATCTGTACCTCGATAGCAGGCTTGAAGGTCTCATGTACTTCTGACTCTGTAGCTGCAAGCTTCTCTTGAAACATTGCAACAAGCAGCATAGCTTTCTGCATGTCTAACTCAAAGCCGTTGCGTCTTTGTTCATCAATAATCTTAGCAACACTGTGCTCTAGCTTTACTGATGTAGGTGTGAAGCCTCTGCTTTCTTTGCGTAGTTCCATGTACACCTTAGTGTTAAGCTCAACGTCTCGCTTACAATACTCTAACATCTCTGGGGTGTATGTATCCCACGCTTCTTCTTGCTCACCGAAGTCACCCTTGTTGAACTTGAGGCGGTAGCCCCATGACTCTAAGCCGTGGCCTCCTTCTCTGGATGGCTTGAACAGTCGGGATAAAACCAGTGTGTCTACAATCTTCTTGTGGCTGAGGTCAACGTTTGTTACCTTCTTGAGTGCAGGGATGTCATAGCCGATGATGTTGTGGCCTATGAGCTTGTCTGCATTCTTGAGGAACAAGTAACCTGCTTCGAGCTGAGTGTTGTCAAACGTAAACACATCCAGAGTGTCTACGTCTTGAGCAACAATACAATGTATCTTCGTGGGGTCAAGGCCATCAGCCTCAATATCAAATACTATATTCATAGCTCGTCTCCGTCAAAGGCTTCATAGTTATCACCGTCATCTACTTGGTTAAGTCTACCAGTCACAGCGTCATAGTGTAAGCTACAAGCTAACCCTACCTCACCAGTGTATCTGGACTTGAGCACCCTGACCTTAGTGGTCGAAGCCTCAATCTCGTCATCTGATTGTTGGTTACGTTCCAAGCCGATAACACAATCACTCAACTGTGCAATAGACTGTGAACCTCTGAGGTGTGAGAGTCCAGTCTCGATACCGTTCTCATGTCCCTTGTTGCCATCAACTCTACGGAGGTGGGATACAAGTATCATACCTGCTCCAGTCTCTTCTACAAGGGAGCGAAGTCGGTGCATGATACCGTCAATCGCTTTACGTTCGTCGCCTTCTAAGGCTTGAAGAACTAACATGTGAAGGTGGTCAACTACAACCCACTTACAATCTAAACCTACAATCAAGTAGCGAAGCTTACTGAAGATGTCTTCGAGGCAGGTAACACCGAGGTGAGCATGAATCCAAACTCGCCCTTCGTTGCTGCCCATAAATACCTTGCGGTAATACTCTTCTAGTTTGTCATCGCCTAACTCGTTCTTAACTTTGTCTAGGTGTAACTTAGCGTTGGCTTCGACAGCCATGATACCTTCTGCTGTTCGCATCCAGTTTTCTTCCAGAGCTACAATACCTACGTTGTCTTCTGTGTTATTGATGAGCCAATGTTCTAGCTCTCTGGTTACAGAAGACTTACCGAGACCAGTGCCGCCAGTCAGTGTAACTAGCTCACCTGCTCTCATGCCTTCTAGCTTACCGTTCAGACCAGACCAAGGATATGGTATGGAAGGCAGCTTCTCTGAACGCAGACGTTTGTATTCGTCTAGCTGATTGGATAGGTTCATAATACCTGACGGTGTATAAACCTTAGCATCCCAGAATGCACTGACAAATGCTTGATGCTTATAAGACTTCAACATATCGTTGGGGTCTTTGTAACCTTCAGGCAGCGTCATCAGCTTAGCTTTGTTGGGGGTCAGGAGCTTAGCAATTGCTTTGGCTCCGTCCTTACCCGGCTCGTCACTGTCGAAACATAACACTACTGTGTCGAAAGATTCAAGAAACTCTAAGCTATTCTTAACATCACGAGCACCTCCTTGTGCTCCAGACTTTATACTTACAACAGGCCACTTACTTCCGAGTAGTTCGTATGCCGCCATAGCGTCACACTCTCCTTCTACAACTGTAATGAACTTACCGCCTGTCTTAAACAACTGCTCTCCGAACAGCCCTGTCTCCTTTGATTCGCCAGTCCAAGCAAACTGCTTGTTAAGCTTCCTTATCTTTGTAGCTACCTGCTCTCCCTTGTGGTAGTATGGGTAATGGTGGCTTGTCACATCACTGTTGAGCATCGTAGATTTAACGCCATACTTCTTGGCTGTTTCTAAACTGATGCCTCTGTCCGATAGAGCATTGTAGCTTGAGCCATTACCTGTTCCTTGATACTGTGTAAATTCCATTACTGTATCCTGTCTTGGGGTTTGCACTTCCGTTGTGCCGTAGTCTTTAAAATACGTATTGCAACTGAAGCAATACGCTGACCCATCGTCGTTCTGACTTACTGGGTCACTGCCGCCACAATCATTGCACGGCAGATGGAATTTTACAAACGGCATGAGTCACCTCTGGGTTAGCCTTCGATTGTAACTTCCGTGTCATCTTCTTCAGTGATAGCTTCATCCGTGAGCTTCGCTTCAAACAGTTGTTGGATGTGTGTTGCTCCGGCTTGGAACAGCTGCACCCTGTCATTGTACTGACGTACATTAATCATTGCTTGCTGTAGCAGGGAAAACAAACCCTGCGCTTCTTCGTCAAGCAAATCAACATCATAACTAACGTCGTCTTTCTTATATACATTCATAGCCATTTTAGATTTCATCTCCCATGTCATCTTCTACATCAAATTCTCCGCCATCTACTGTACCGACGGACACTAAGTCGAGAACCTGCATAGCTTGGAAGTCGAGACCCTTGAAAGTCTTACCCTTCCACACTGATTCCCATTCTTTATACTGCACCTTGACCTTTGAACCGTTGCCGACTCGTTCGTCAATTGGATTCTTGCTGCCATCTACTAGCTTAGGTGGCTGTCTTACCATACCGTTAGGGCCATTGACCTTACGCTTGATGACTAGAGCTGGGCCTTCGTCCATGTCTTTTACTGTGTGACCTTGGGCTTTGAATGACTCAGCAGTCTCGTCATCGACTACTAGATTTACTGTGTACACTGGTTCGTAAGTTGTGTTCGGGGTAGTTACGCTTGCCCAGTATGCTGTTCCTGTTAGAATTGCCATAATAATATTTCCTGTTGTTGTTTAAATGATGCGGCATTATACCACAAGTTGTAACGATTGTAAAGTTTTTTATGAATAATCTTTTGATGTTTCTGCAATGAGTGATAGTGTTGTGACAACCGCAAAGACAGGCAGTGTTGCATTACAAAGCAACAGTCCAACCACTATGCAAGCTGTCGTCATAAGTCTTTGCTCTCGTCTACTCTTTCTTTAACAAAGATACCGTCAACCATCTTGCCTTTGCGGTGTCGAATGTCTTTGAAAGCGTGTTCCATACACTCATGCAGTGTTAAGTTATTGCGGTGAGCTAAGTTGATTAGCACTACAATGATGTCCCCAATGTCATCAACGATGGGCTGACTCTTCATAATGTTAAGTCTTAACTCTTCTACTTCTTCAAGAAGTTTCTCAAACTGTTGGTGGTCTGTAGAACCTTTAATCAGATTACGATTCTCATGCCACTGAATAATTCTATTCTCTAATGTAAATGCTGTACTCATTCTTCGTAGTCCTGTTCGTCAAAAATAAATACTTCGTAGATGTTATTCCATATAGCATTATCAATGCTTGTTGTTATGGCAATAGTTGTCGGGTCATCGGTGTGTTTAAAAGCTTTAGCGTATCCACTCTCGATGCCGCTTTCAATTGCCGCTTGTAATATATTTCTAGTTCTTGCCTTCATGCTATCAGTCCTCTGTAAAGTAATATGAACATTGCAGTAACCAGACTTCCGGCAATAACTCCTCCGGCAAACAGTACCGATAGTACAAATGCCCTACCAAACCAGTTCAATTCTTTTAATTCTATATGCTTTTTGTTTATCCTCATAGTCGTAAGCTACTCCACTGTCTAAGTTTGTTTATTTTATTTTGATATAATGTTTTAATCTCTCTAGTAATTAAGCCGCTTGAATCTGCTAACTCTATCATCACTTGAACGTCTGCTATCTCTTGGTGAAAGTCAGCCATGAAGTCTGGCTTCTTGCCTGCCCTCAATATCTTAGAGCAGCTTTGTGTCAGCTCGGCACACTCTTCCATGAGTATGACAAGTATTTCTTTTTCCTGACCTGTTAAATCTTTATTCATTATGCCGCCATCTTGGTGAAGTGTGAAGCTACTTTAGCCTGTCGGCTGCTTTGAACAGATGCCATGC